GCTTGGCCAGGGATGGTGGTAAGCCCACCCTGGGAGGCCCCCAGGCGCCCGCAGTCTTGGACCCGGCCATGGCCTTGGGCTTGGCCAACGGTGGTGGAGGGCCAACCTTGGCCTTGGGGGCGGGTTGGGGCTTGGCCACTGGTGCTGCACCGGCGACAGACGCCATAATTGCTGACAGCGCGGATAGTGCGCTCTTAGGCTTCTCCGGTTCTGGTGTTGCAATGTGTGATCCTGCTGGGGCTGTTGAGTGAGGCTCGGCTGGGACAGTTGGGTGCTCTGTAGGCACCACTGTGGCAACCGGTTCGGTGGCGTGCTCAACAGCAGGTGGTGTGGCAGTGACTGCAACGTCCGTGGTGAGGGCAACCTCCGCGTCTGCAGCAACGATGTCTGTCGTAATGTCCACCTCTTCGACTGGCTCCTCTGGCGACAAGGCGGCAACGGCCACTCCGTCTGTTAGAGCAGACGAACTTGTGGCTACGTCCCCGCCGGATGTAACTCCCAAGCTTGATGCAGGGGCGGCTGGCCAATCAGGCACTTCTGCGTACTCAAACTCGGACGGACCAAACTCGGCATCTTCCCAGTCCTCACCCTCGCTTGGGGGAAGGCGGGGGGTCAGACAAGACGTGCGGTCGGCGTGGTCATTGTCCCAGTCTGGGTCGTACACTTCCTCCTCTGCTGTTGTGGGCTCACCCAATGGGCTGGGGCGTTCAATACGAGCCTCTGGGATTGCAACCACTTTGAACTTGAGTATTCCGAGGTGCTTGCCAAAATCGCTCATGACGTCCTTGTGGGCCAGAATGTAATTGCGGAAGATGTGGACCTGTTTACTGGTCAGTCGCTGCGCATTGTAATCAGGCACCAGGTGGTTGGTGGTGGCACGCAAAATGCTCAAACAACCCTTGGCGTGCTCTTGCATCCGGAGTAACCGTGCGGTGTCAGCTCGGCTGCTGGCGTCGCTTTCACCGGGCCCAAGGTGGGCTTCCATTTGCTGAACCAGCACTTGCTTGACCGCTTTGTCATAAGCGTCAGCATGGCACTGGAAAAGGTTGAAACGCGCTCCAACACCAGTGTTGTTGTCACGTTTGGGCATGGTTTCCTTGCTTGTTGCTTGGTTTAGCTTGTTAAA